AATGTACCAGTCTCGTCCTTAGTCTCCTGTACTTCTATCTCATCCAAGAACTCCTCATACCATCGCTGGTATATGTGACCTGCCTCGTTGAAGTAGTTGACTTCCCCCGTCTCTTTCTCTATGTGGGGAATGTTGTACTCACCTACCTGTTCTCTCGATGCTAGTGGTGCGAATGCTCCGGTTAGCTTTGTTAACTCTTTCAGGTATTCAGCCATCTCTAAATACTTCGGTGGATTCCTGAGAGACACGAGTAGCGAGTTAGCTCTGTTACGTTTCGTCTCGTTGATTACAAACGTGCGTGCGAAGTAGCCTCCGTGTATGTCTTTCTTACCAAAGAAATCAGTCGAATGGGCTTCGTTGGTAGCCGTCAGCATGGTAATGGTGGGATCTTTCAAGTTGAACGATTCCATCTTGAGTAGTGACCGCCACTCACCAATGTTGTACTGTCTATCGTATAGGTCAGTGAGAATGTCCGTAGCTACCTTATCTTCGACAATGCTAGAGGTTAGTTCGGATGAGCAAATGAAAGCGGTGGATTTAGCTGAAACCAGTTTACCACCTGGGGCTGTCTGTGCTGTACCGAGTTCCTTCAGTATTCCCTGGATGGAGCTACGTCCTGATATAATCCTCGTCCCACCTACTGCGCGTACTAGCTGTTTCGCCATACTGATGGGTGGTCCCTTCTTCAGGCCCGACTCAGCATGGAACATCACGTAGATGTTGGGATAAAGATTATATATCTGCCTATCGAGGTAGACGTTGTCCTTTACTACTGCTGAGATAGCTGCCATACCACCCCATAGCCAGAAGCTCATGGGGGATTCCAATTCGCTGTGTTGTGCCAGTAATTTGTCTAGCCATGTCATTCCTGCACCATGAATCGTTCGGTTGGACTTAGTTCTCTTACTTCAAGATTGACAACGGACTCTATCTTAACAGGCTCATCATTCGACTTGAACTTTTTCAAGTCCTTATAGTTCTCTCCCACTTCTACGTCACATGGGATCTTTAGGAATCGTCGTGGCAGTGAGCAGTTAGTAAAGTTAATAGGTCTTTCCATTTCCTTTCTAGCAAGGGGGACAAACTCGTCGAGGTACTCAATCCTAACAGCAAAAAGAAGCGCATCATGTGCTTCGAGTATGATTCGCGCGTCAGGACATTGTTTTTTAATTCTGATACCAGCGGCTTTGGTATTATCAGTAACAGCTCGTTGTGGGAGATAGGCCATTGCTTCTCTGAAAAGGTCATCCCCCCATCTTTCGTAAAATATACGTACACCACCCCGCTCGGCATCGATTCCGTATGGGAGTGGGGCTGTGAGTTGTCTGGTTTCTTTGATGACATCTATTACTCCCTTGTGAAACACCTGCTGAATCTTAGGTTGCTTCGCATGAAAAATCTTCAGTGCCCGTTCGGCAATGAACTCGTCGATTTTGATGGCGATCTTAAACTTTCTTGCTTGAGTATTAAGTTCAGTCGCCGCTCTCCGCTTTCCTGCCATAAGGTGTCCCGCGTGTCTGAGAGTCTTACCAGCAAAGCGTATCGGGCTTTCATATCCAAGTACTTTCTTCGAGTAATCAGATTCAGTACCACCGAAAAACCAAGAAGCAGTAAGAGCGTGATAGTCATGCTCGTCTATGTCCTTTAATGCTTGTTCATCTGTTGCGAGATTAAAGACTACACGAGCCTCAGCTTGAGATGAGTCTAGTTGCACGAAGATGAATCCAGGCTCAGGGATGTACATTCCACGCACATCAGCCCCGATATCACCGTGCTTAGTAAAGACTTGAAAGGATGCGCCCATCACTTTCATGTCAGCCTTCTTACCCTTACCTACTAGGTCTACTTTCGGCCTAATCGGTGGGTCTTGCTGACCTGTTGAAGTTCGTCCAGTTTCGAGGCACATGAAACAAGTAGTTCGCATCTTGCCATCGTAATCAGGAATAGCAAATAGATATGTAGACAGTGTCTTTTTAACTCGTCGTCGTTCGAGACACTTCTCAATCCAAGTTCGTTTGGCTTCATCATTTACTCCATGCTTCAGGTTCAACAGAGCAGTTAGTTCTTCCTCACCCACACCATCCCGGCGAGGTAGTTTCCAGTGATTGAATAGGAAATCGTAAACCTGCAGAGGACTACCCACATTGATGTCTAGTCCAGCAAGTTGAAACATCTCATAGCCGAGACGCTCATCCCACTCCACGTATTTCTGTACTAGTTCCATCCGCTTCTCATTGTCGATACAGAATCCGTTGTTCTCTATCTCCAAGTAGAAGTCGGGTAGCTTCATCAGAAAGTTCTCGTAGAACTTCCTTACACCCAACTCATCTAGGTCGGGGTCCATAGCTTCTTCTATTTCGTATGTAACACAAGCGTCACGTCCGCACCCAAGCAGCAAATCTCTAGTCGTCCCCTCATACATACCTTCATCTTTGTAAAAGGGTTCTCGGGTGTAGATACTAGTAAGGAATGCCAACCCCTTTGGGAGTTCAGGGTTAATTGCGAATGCCTTGAGCATAGTATCTCGATGTATTCCACGGATGGCAAATCCAAGTCTTCTAATCTTGTCTCGATCGTAATTAAAGTTTTGTCCAATGATGTCCTTCTCCCATAGTGTCTTGGCTAACATCACCCAGATTGTAGATAGGTCAGAATCAGGGATGTCTGATAGTTCATCACGATTCCACAACGGGATTGTCATGGCATGTGACTTACTGAATGCGAGTCCCATACAGATAGGGAGACAGTGACCCCCTGCTTCTATATCGACTGACAGTTTCTTATGGTCCTTGTACCGATGAAGGAACTCGTGGAACTCGCCTGAGTTCCTACAAATCTGTATTGTTCTACTTGGCAGATTGAGATGAGGAGTAGTGCGTTCAGTCCACGCGCGCTTGAAATCGAACACCATTATCTGTCGATTCCAATATCCTTTAATCTCTCTAATTGCACCAGAATGTAGGAGATGCGCGGGATGATAGGTAGGCACAAACTTGCTTCCCATCCCGTGCATAATGCTCCCTCTAAACTTAGTAATCTTTTCCTTTCCCGACAATGCCCATAGAGCAGTCCCGCCGAGAGCAAGTATGCAGTTAGGTTTGATTTCGTTGATTTCAGTTCGTAGTTCCGCGAGCTGCTGTTCCATATCAATACCGTGATTCCGCGCACGGACATGAAATGGTAGCTTCTTCTTGCCCACATTCGGAGGAACCTGATACTTACAGACATTGGTTATCCACAACTCACTCCGAGGAATACCAGCATCTTTGAGTAAACGATCTAACTCCCTACCTGAAGGACCGACGAATGGCTTACCTACCATCGTTTCTTCAGTTGATGGAGCTTCACCTAACACAAGTAACTGTGCCCCTATTGAGCCAGTACCGGGGACGTATTTCCTTTCACTCATTCTCCGGTCCCTTCTCAGTCAATTTAGAGGCGGGCTTATCAAGTTCCTCGACTATGAGGTAGGCAATGAATACAGCTTCCTCAGAGCTAAGGTTCGGGAGTCTTTTCTTTAGTATTCTTGCTACCACCTTTACTCTCTGCGTTAGTGTCATCGGCGACTCCATTCATATCGAAGACTTTAGAACAGACTTCGCAGTAATACTTCTTCCTAGAAAACACGCCGCCCAGTACGTACCCAATCAGTCCAGGATCGGAGTTACTACAGTGAGGGCATCTCAGTACTCGCTGACTCATCATCGTCCTCTTTCTCTACTTCATTCTGCGCTTCTTCCACCTCTGGAGTGATTACGATCGGTTGCTTCTCCAGAATACGGACGTGTACTGCGCGGTAGCCCTTACCCTCAATCTTCAGTGGGGTAAACTCCGCCATCATTCCTGCCTTTACTTCAAGAAAGGGCAGCGTATCCTGTCGCAACGCAGTCCAGTGAAAGAAGATACGGGTAAACTCAATCTCCTTCGATGAGATGAATCCCCATCCCTTCCTACTGACCTTGATTACGCGACCTACCACTTTTTTGATTTCAGTCATGGTTCCTCTGTACTCTTGCTCAGTCAAAAAGCGGGGGCACATCCGTAAACCACCGAATTGTGGTCTTGGATGCACCCCCTATCACTAGACTAGTTACCACCAGCACCAACTTATACCCATGCTACCCGGAAGTGAGTACGGGGCACGAGTAAGTTCTGGACCTCCGATGGTAATGGCCTAGTGAATATCTAGTCCTACTCGGTGTCGGACTTTACTTCGTCCTTGTCTTCGTCTTCGATGTCTTCATCTTCCTCGTCTTCGTCTTCATCGTTCTCATCGAAGTCGTCATCAGAGTCCACATCGTCCGTGTCATCAGGATCGTCCACCTGAGTGGAATCCTTCTCCTCCACAGGATCTACTTCTTCCTGTTCTTCCGTCTCGGTTACGGCCACGGAATGCGTGTCTTCCACGCCTTCTACGAGTTCTGACTTTTCTTTCGCTGAGGTCATCATGTTACTCTCCTGTTACTGAAGTGAAGTGAAGTGAATGAAAGAGTGCTCGATGGAGTCCATCTTCCTATGGTGTTTATTCCGAGCGTATTCACACCCATCCATCTGTTACTACTTCGTACCCAAACGTATGTGACCTGTTGCCATGTTGTCCCACACGTTCTCTTGTTGAGAACCGATGTACAGATGGTCAGGATTCCAACAGTGTTTGTTGGAGCACTCTCTTTTATGATTAACCTGGTATATTACACCAGAATAATGCAAGAAAAAGAATGCAGAGATTCTGTGAACTCTTTCCGGTTTAAGTCCAACGACTATACGGATTTGTCCATATCCCTTACCATCCTGACTACCCTGCCACAACCAGCAGCCACCTTCTTCAAATACAGTCTTGTTTACAAGACGATGGACCACATGCTTCTTCTGCATGTGATTTCTCTTAGTGTACTTGCCGTGGCCGTAGTTCGGCATGTTAGGTCCGCGCGGTTCTGTACTTGTGGTTGACGCGGTTAACCATGCGTCCCTGCCACTCACCAGTCTCTACGAATACCTCCAACTGCTGACCGGCTGCATTGGCGAGGTCGAATCTTGCACCCGCCTTTACATCCACACCGAATGATGCGAGGAACCCAACGGCGAATCCAATCGCCTTCGAGTTGAAGTTCCAATCAAGGGGTACACCCTTGAATGACTCGTCGCCCGTATCGGCGTTCTTGATGATGGTACCTTCCACGGGGTAGTTCGTAGAACCACCATCCTTGGATGGAGCCTCACCGACGTTGTTAATCTGCACGAGGTACCATGCAGGCTCAACAACCTTACCACGAAGAAGATCACGCTCACCGAAAGAAATGATAGGCACTGTACACTCTCCTGTTACTAACACTGACTGTGGTTGATGTTGGATGTTGCTGGTTGATGTTAGAACTTAGATGTTGGTGTGTAAGCCTCCTTGAGTTTAGCGAGTGATGGTTTAATCCAGGTATCATACAGTGGCTTATCACCAAAGACGATTTCCTGGGGTAAATCTAATGCCGTGCGCGCGAAGTCATCTCCTGTATGAGTGGTCAGTAGGGAGTAATCACCACCCTGACCCTCTACGAATCCCTTCTTGATATTGAAGTGATAGACTTCACCACAATACGCGGGTATCTTCGCGGCGACCTTCTTTCCGGCAGTTACAATCTGTCGGCTGACATGAGTAGTGTTGTTCGTCGTACTCCTGTACTCAGCCTGAATGACGTGCGCGATGAGGATGATATTCACCTTATGATATGCGTGAATGTCCTTCGTCAATGCGATGAGTTCCTGCAATGCAGCAGACTCAGCATTGTAATCCTCAATCTCATTCACCGCAATACCTGCGATGAGTTTACCTGCTTGTGCTCCACTCTGACGAGTGATGCCATACTTCATGCGTGTAGTCTGGCGGAGAGTCATGTCTGCCATACTCGTAATGCTGTCAAGTACGATGGTCTTGTAAGGACACTCAGTCTGGAACTTCTCCAACTGTTTCTTGGGCTTGTTCCAATCATCGTAGTCATCGAACGTAATCAGTTTCGGATCGATGCCCCACTTCCTCATAGGTAGTTGAAGACTGTTCATCTTACGATCCCAACTAAACCAATACTGTGGTGTAGGAAAGCTGAGAGCTTGAGTTGATTTTCTAAGTCCCGGCTCTCCCTTCATCATGCAGTAGAGAGAATCGGTATTCACTGACTCCATTGTAGGCACGTTTATCTCCCGTCCCTTGGTCCATTTTCATAGACCGTTTTCCTTGTCTTACGTTTCCTCATTGCTCGTAGTGCTGACAACAACTGTTTCGTATCCCCGATACGAGTCTCTAGTTCATGAATGTAGTTCTCCAGTTGTTCTACTGACCACGCATCTACGAGGTTCAATAGTTCCTCTTTGAACATTATTCCTCCGGAAAGAATCTCTGTGCTTCCTGTTGCCAGCAGTAGGGACAGCCATCATGGTGATAATGTAGAGGCTCATTACCAGGACAATCCCTCACACTACACAACATGCATTCCTCAATAGGACATGTCTCCGCGTCTCCTGTACAATCCTTTAATGGAATGAGGTCGCCAGTCCCCATTATCTTCGCTAGTTCGAGTATTGCTTCCTTCTGAGTCATTATTCACTCGCCTTATCAGGGTTAGTCGGGTCCCATACAGGGGCCAGTTGAAAGTCGTTACGCAGTACTTCCTCACGCATACCCCTATCCGCTTCACAGACTCCTTTGAATGGACACGGGCCATACATGGTGTCGCAGTGCGTGTAGTTAGGTGGCCAATAGCCGGACTCCTGATACTGCACATACTTGTAGGCGTAGTAGGGTAGAGTCTCCTGCTGCCATTCAATCAGTCGATCTGCACTGAACGATACTACTTCCCTGATGAGTCTTTCCTGAATAGGAAGTGTAGTTTGCAGACCAATCTTATTAACGATGACCTGCCGTGACTTCAGCAACATGCACTGACCCATGAACTGATTACTCAGGGTACTCTTATCTCTACGTTGCTTGAATGACTTGTGGTCCATCGATATGATACCGATTTGGTTCGTATCGATGATGAGATCGAACTTAGCCTTCCACAATACGCGGATCTCATCGTCCTCGTATAGTATCTCGCCCTTTACTTGCTCGGCACTCAAAGGAATGAAGGCGTCACCCTTGTAGAAATCGAAGTACTGTTCGCAGGTCTTTAGAGCGAATGACCAGCCTACAGTGTACTTCTCTGACATCTCGGGCGTGTTAGTCATACCGGGATACTCACCCGGTTCATGTCCACACTGGGGCTTAGTATCAGTACCATCAGCACAGAAAGGACAGCCAGTAACGAATAACTGACCCGCTGTCATTGCCTGACCTATGGCGACGGTACGAGGAAAGCCGTTGATGGTATGTTTGTAGAATACCTCAAACACCTTGTGAATGAGAGTACCTACTTCCAATGAGTTCGATTTACCTTTGGACGAGGTGAATCGATGATTCATACGCAAATCGTAGAAGCGACCACAGCTCATCATTGAACTGAGTGATGTCGCGTCTAGGATTACGTTCTTCTTAGGCTGGGGAATGATGTCCATGCTAGTTACCTTTCGGTAGTACACGCACACGAGCCGACGTGTGTACTTTCCTCTTGGCGGTCTTATTCGCTCCGCCCTTACGTCCCCTGTTGTCACGCTTACGTGTCTGACCGAATGTATTCGACGGTGACTTCGGCACGAGATGGTAATCACCCGGTTCAAAGTCCTGATGCCGATCGAATGATACGATCTCACGCTGAACTGATTCCGGCGTGTGATACCGAATAGCCACAGTGCCGCGGATGATGTAGGAGGAACTCATCCCGATGATGACTCCATCTACGTGTAATTCCCTCTTGGCTGCACGGGCAAGCGCACACTCTGTAGGATCGAGCTTCTTCGCATCAGTG